CTGCACCTGAAGTCGAGCTCGCCCCGGCAGCAGAGACGGTGTCATGACCTTCAGCGATGGCTGCTGCACCTGAAGTCGAGCTCGCCCCGGCAGCAGAGACGGTGTCATGACCTTCAGCGATGGCTGCTGCACCTGAAGTCGAGCTCGCCCCGGCAGCAGAGACGGTGTCATGACCTTCAGCGATGGCTGCTGCACCTGAAGTCGAGCTCGCCCCGGCAGCAGAGACGGTGTCATGACCTTCAGCGATGGCTGCTGCACCTGAAGTCGAGCTCGCCCCGGCAGCAGAGACGGTGTCATGACCTTCAGCGATGGCTGCTGCACCTGAAGTCGAGCTCGCCCCGGCAGCAGAGACGGTGTCATGACCTTCAGCGATGGCTGCGATGCCAATCGGCGCGATGGCAATGGATATCTGAAAGGCCGCGTAGGAGACGAGACCTCCACCAGGGGTGTACGTGACCACCCCACCGTTCGTGCCGGTGGCGCCTGATGCGGAGTTGATCTTGGTGCAACCGGCGAGCACCTGGGCATAGAGCGTGCCCGCATTGAGGTCGGTTCGAGCATTGGCGTAGCCCGTCGGTGCGGCCAGTGATGCGGCAAGCGTCGGAGAGGCGTTATAGCCTAAGTAGGCAAGCTCCAGGACATCATCGCCTGTAACGGCGGTCAGGCCGGTGAGAGCGAGCGTTGCAGGTGAGGTCGGAAAGGCGGTCTCTGCCGTGGCAACTGAGGCAGAGAATGGAGAGGAGGTATTGCGTCCGGAAAACACCCAGACTTCCGCCGTGAGGAAATCCGTGATGCTGTAGCTGGCACTGTAGCTAGCCGGCTCGCTGGCTCCGCAGATCTTGGCGGCCACTGCGTAGGTGGTGCCGCTGGTGGTGCCGTAGGCTGTCACCAGGCTACCGATCTGGGTAAAGCCCGTGGGGAAGGTCACGGTCTGCACGCCGGCGCCGCCGCCGCCCGCCACGGCCATGACAGCGATGTCACTGAGCTGCGGGCCGGCTCCTCCTATGCCGGACACCGTGACCGCGACGCTGCTCGAGGTCACCGCATTGACGGTTGCTGCTGAGCCGCGCAGTGCCATGTCAGCAGGCCCCCGTTAAGGGCTTTCCTTAAGCGCCGTTGGCCGCGTCTTTAATAGACGCGTGGACGATATTGTGGCTGCCGCAGTCTGCGCACTGGGCAATCGTCCCGTTTCCATGTTTGCCTTGGCGCAATTGCAGATTATCCAAGCGGTTGTCCGTTTTGTCGCCGTTGATGTGATGGACGCTTTCGCTGCGAGTCAACGGACGGTTCAGAGAGCGGGCCATCACAATGCGGTGCTCACTATCAGCTAACTTCCGTTCGCGGTAATCGTGAAGCTCGACACCGAGATATTTTCAGATAAAGTCCAGATAATGCCGCTGGCGAAGTTCAGATCTCCACCAGATACCGCTACGGTGCCCTGCGCAATTACCGTGGTGCCCGCAGATGAGGTGCAAATACGCCAGTAGCCAGCCGTGCCTGCGCTGGAGGCGGCTGCAGCGGTGATAGCGCTCATGGTGAGCACGCCGCTGGTCACGGTGCCAATAGGGTTGGACATCGGCAAAGAAGCAAGCAAGGTGCCAGAGGCCGCAGTAGCGCAATGCGCTGGTACCGAACCGGAATAGATCAACAGGTAGGCAGTCGTGCTCGCGAGTGTGACGATATCGGTCACGTTGTCGGACTGGTGAGTCACGGAGTACTGAATCGTCATGATGGCCTCTGTGTCAGGATAGATCTATTGCTTGTGACAAGATATTAAAAACCAATGCGTGTCAAGACTTTCATAAAAAAGGCGCGCACCGATTGGGTCAGTGCGCGCCTGAAATGGCTGTGCGCGAGGGGGTCGCGACACTCGCCAGTTACTTGGCGGCGGGAACCACCGGAGGCGGCGCGACGGGCGTATTTGCCGCACTAAACGGCGACGCAGGAACTGGCGCTGTGGCAGCAACGATCGCGGGCTTCACAGGCGTCGGAGCCGGTGTTGCCACCTTGCGATCCGCAAACCCAGCGTAGTAGCCATTCGCCGGAACCTGATCGCCATCATCCAAAAGCGGCACATTTTCCATCGCGTGGGCTGCGCCATTGCCGTCAAATACCGCGAGGTTCAAATGGCCATTGGCAAGCACTTTTGCGACGATCGCTGCGCATGAAGATGCCGGCGCAAAGGCCACATTCCTCGCATTGCTCAACGGATAAAATAATATTCGGTCACCAACTGTTGCGGTCATAGGTTAATCCTCGTGAGTGTGATTGATTCGCAGGAACCGGCCGCCGGACTCATTTGTCCGGTATGCCGACCTCGTACGACTTCTTGATGCCGATGTGAATCGGCTTGCCTTTGTTCGTCGTGTCGAAGGCAGAGTTCGGGCCTGCCGGCGCGGCGCCGATCTGTTCTTCCTTGGAGCGCATCTGTTCACGCGCGTTCTTGGAATCGCGGCGCATGGCCTCTTGAGTGATCACCAAGGGGCGCTCCATCAGCATCTGCCCCTCACGCAAGATGTGGCCGCCAGTCCATCCCATCGGCATCAATTCCGGATGACGCGATGCCGGGACCGGTTCCCACCCCTTTTGACGCAGGAACACTTGGTACGAAGGATCTTCCTTACCCAGCACCGAGTGCATTTTGTATTCGTACGACCAGCCGTCAGGAACGATTGCCGGATCGATGTAGAACTTGTCGACGCCTTCATCCAGTGAGCCGTGATCACGCAGTTCCTCGGCGCGGCGAGCGGCGCGGGCCAGGTGATCTTCGATGGGGGTGATGCCGGCTGGAGCCGGTGGCGGCGCGTCGGGCGTTGGCGCAGCGGCAATGGCTGACGGCAGCGGGGCATGCGGGCCTGAGCGGCGGGGAATCTGTTCGTTCATTGCACTCGTCCTTCCTTGCGAAGCGCGACCAGTTGGCGCGCGTATTCCTCTTCGGGGTTCTTGGAGTTCGGAAAACTGGCATGGGCCATTTCCACCTGATCAGCCGTCAGTCGCACTATGCGGCTGCTGGCGCCAGGTCCGCCGCGGCTGACAGGGGCTGCGGCCGGCGCGCGGCGCGCGGGCGCCACAGGCGTGGCGGCGGCGTCTGCCATCGGGTCATCGGCGTGCTCATCCGCGATCGGAGCTGCCACAGTGCCCGCAGGCGTGAGGTCCAGGGTCTTTTCGATCGACTTGAAATACTCGGGAGACTCAGGCACGAGCCCGCGCCGCACCGCGATCTGGTGAGCCGCCAGCAACATCTCCTGGCCCCCCTCATCCTTGGCCAGATCGGCATGGGCGCGCACCCATTCGCGGCTGCGAGGAAATTCTGGGGCGATTCGGGCGACATAGGCCTCGACCGGATCGACTGGGCCGCGTGGCTGGGGCTTCGGCGCCTTCTCAAGCGCTGTTTTGCCAGATTCGAGCTGCTGTAGACGCGCGGCATTGGCCGCCATCTCGCGTTGGGCCTTGGCCGCCGCTCCCCAGTCCCCTGCAGCAGCAGATTCAGCGCATTTGGCCTCCAGAATATCGCTGGATTGAGTCACCGCGGCGATTGCGCTCTTGATCGTGTCCAGATCGCTCGTTTGAGCGCGACCGCGGGCGTCTGCTTCCGCTTTTGCGAGCTCGCTGGCGTGATTTTCGGCCGCCAATCGCCGCACGCGCTCGGTATCGAGCTGCTTTTTCAGCGCATCGATGCCTTCTTCGGGCTTTACGATCGTTTTTGGCGCTGGTTCGGTAGGTGGAGGCCCGGTTTCGACCGTAATGGCATCGGCGGCGGGCGTTTTGGGGCCTGTCGCGTTCCCGCGAGCAACTTCGGCGTCGATTGCGTCGAAATCTACGACTACATCGTCAGTTGAAATGGATTCTGCGGCGGTTTTGATTGTCATAAATTACCAGATCTGGTCCGGGTGCTCGACCACACCACGAATATGCTTGGCTTCCACGGTCCGGCACACGACAAAGTCCTCTTTCTTGAACATTCCCTGACGAACATTCACCTCAAGGGCCCATGTGTCTGAGGTTCTGAAGAAAATCCAGTCATGTAGCTTCACGGGGATGCCGCCATTGCGCGCCGTGTACGGATCGGTCCACTTGTAGTTGAAGTTTTCGCCAATCTTGACGATCAGGCCGACCTTACCCTGGTAGACATCCTCCGCGAGAGTCTGGGCGACTCGGATAATGCCACCAGGGCTCATCTCGTCGCGTCGATAGATCGCCACCAGCAGTTCGTTCTGGGCCAGGTCCAGGCCAGGAACGTCCCCCAGTTTGTCCAAGATGACCTTTCGTTGAGGATCGATGGTCTGTTTCATTGCCGCACTGGGCATGTTCGTTACCTTTTGTCGAGTTCGGTGTTTGCGTCGTCGCAGAATTCTGTGGCCACGCGCTGATAGGCGGCCACCTGACCGACCACATGTTGGTATTGCGCGTAGTCTTGAATGGAAGTGCCGATTACGAGATTGGACGCCAAGCGTTCAATTTCCTCGCCGATGCGCTTTTTCAGTTCGTGCTCGAACTGGGTGTTGGTTGTCAGCATTACACTGGCACCCAAACCATCTGGCCGTCGATGCAGTCGAGGCGTTTCTTGCGGCGCGTATGCTCTGGAGACCCGTAAAACGGCTCGGCGATGGTGTGTTTGACATTGTGGAAGTGATTCCCCATATGGGAATCCTCACGCCACTCATTGAGGCCCCCAACCAGCAGCGGTTTTGGTTCGTGCCCGATACCCATGCCAGGACCGTCGGCGCGCACGATGTTGAAGTATTGCGGTCGAAACGCCGGGTCGTACCGCCGCGGCCATCCGCCAGCTGGCGGCAGGAAAATAGAAGTGCTCGACGCGAGTTCCGGTAACAACAGCGAGCCTGCCGCAGCAGCCGCGAAGCCGAAAAGTTTGCGCCGAGAAATCATGCCTTCAATCCCCTGGGATTATTTCAACCGCTCGCCCTGGCAAGCGCTCACAATTCAACCGTACGATTTGGCCTTTTCCATACGTCCGTTGCCACCGCCCGCACCGTCCTTGATCGGATACGCACCGGGCTTCACGAGCTTGGCTCCAAAACCATCGCCAGCTCGACCACCGGCCTTTCTGCCCATCGGCATCGGAGACGGCGCGCCGGCTTGCGGCATCATGGGCGGGGGCGCTCCCTGGTGCATCCCGACGCCACCCGGCGGCATGCCTGGAGGCGGCATCGGCCGCGGCGGCATTGCCATTGGAGGCGCACCACCACCAGGCGATGGGGCAATGATGATATTGACGTTCGTGCCTTTGGCCTTAGTGCGACCGCCGCCTTTGCGCGCGAGTCGACCGGCCACAGGGCGCGTACCGTCGTTGATTGCGCCGCCGGACTTGCGTTCCACACGTCCACCGCCGCACTTCGCGCATGAGCAATCCTCGCCATGGGTGCGGCCGCCTGATGCGCGCACGATCGGCCGCATCCCCGGACTCATGGGCGCGCCTGACATCGGGCGCGCGCCGGCGCCAATTCGGGCCCGATCCATTGGCGACATCGCGCCGCCGCCCATCTTATGAGCACGTCCGCCATCCTTGCGCTGGACAGAATCCGCCCAATTGGGCAGCGCTAGGCCGCCCATGGTCTTGTGGACACGGCCGCCTTTCTTCAGGCCGCCGGTGAAAGTGATTCCGCCACGGTCCTCGTTGGCGTCTTTGACGTTACGATTGATTAGTGATTCTGCGGTGAGTGCGGAGCCGCCGGACTTTCTGGGCTTGCGGTCGGCGCGCGGGGCAGCGGCCGCGCCTTCGACCTTGCCGCCCTTGCGGTAGGCGCGGCGCGAGACAGGGCGCATGCCGGCAGCAACATCCCCGTTGAGTGCGCCGTCTGGGGTATACCCGCTCGCATCAACCCGAGCCTTGGGATCAGCGCGCACGATGCGATCGACCTTCGACTTCGCGGCGGCGCGAGCCTCTTCAGACATCTTGCTCATGCGTGCTCCATGCTCATGTTGGTGCGTAATCTACGCCTTGAGTTGCAATTTCGCAATTTCACGTTTTCGGCTTGCGCGGCTTCTTGCCGCCAGTGATCCCAGCATCCACCTGACCGATGATCTTAGTCGCCTTGGTGCCGGCGCTACTCACGCCGGACGGATCTTGGATCACCTCCTTAGCGAGATCTATGGCCGTGTCCCGCTCGCGAGCGGTCCGGTCCAAGTCACGGTTCTGATTCTCGATCCCAACTTCGTGCGCCTTGATATGAGCCAGCACCTCGCGCGTATTGGCGTCTTTGATTTTCGCCTGCGCGGTGGCCACATCCAACAGCGACTCTTGTTCTGGGGGCGCTGCAGCGACACCGGCTGCTTCCGGCTTGGGCGCATAGTGGCCTGAGTCGACCTTGGCCTGCACATCAGCCGCCTTGGCGTTCGCCTCGGTGGTGCGCGCCTGAGCCTCAGCGACCTTGGCGTCGGCCGCCTTCTGTTCGTTCTGCATCTCGGCCTGCATCTGCTGCAACTGCGGGGGCGGCGCGGCCTGAGCGGACTTGGGCACAAAGAACTCTTCGGGATTCGCCCAGCCCATCGCTTGCATGGCAGCCGTAACGCATTTGATCGGGTCAAACAGCGTGGCGAATTTCTCCTGCAACTGAAACATCCCCATGACCTTCATCAGCCGTTGCGCGCTCGAGGACGTGTTCGGGTCGGCCTGGGGGACCAAGTCGCAATTCTGTAGCGCGGCTAAGAATTTCTCTTTGTCCCACTTGGTCTTGGACTTGCATTTCTTGGCAAAAAACGACTCCGGGTTCTCCTTGAACACGCGCTTGAGCAACTGAAACTCGCGCGCCTGGGCCGAGTGCATGCGCTTGTGGACCGCGTTCATGACCTTGATGGCCTGGTCGATCATCGCCATGACGGTGCCCACCGGCACGTCCGCGCGCCCCTCCCCGACCTGCACTTCGGCCGTTCCGCCAATGCGCCGGCCAGTCTCGGCCATGTCTCCGACGAGTTGCATCAGGGGCGCCATCTGCTGGGTGCTGTACGGCAGCGGCATGATCGAGTCTTTGATCGCGCCGCCGTTGGTTTTCACCAGGGCTGAACCGCCCGGAGGCACGCGGAAGATGTTGGTGTTCTGACGCGCGCCAGAGTCGGCCTGCAGGAAGCCTGGGAAGTTGGCGAACATGCCATTGTCCAACATCTCCCGCCACGCTGCGGTCACCGCGTTGGTGGTGTTGCCCAGAATATGCAGCAGCCCGATACTGTAGAAGCCCATGCCCGGCACGAAGGAGAAGTCAACGAAAATTTCTCGTGCTGCCGGAAGCTCGCCATCCTCCGGCTCATCGTAGTTCCGGACCACCGAGAGGATGCGGCGGTCAGACTTATCGATCGTGACCACGTACGGCACTGGCAGGCCTGACACCGTCCCCTTGTGCTTGTGCTCAAAGCCTGGGATATCCAATTCGCAGTAGGTCTCGTAAATCTCCCGCTCGCGATCCTGCGGGCGCAGCATTGAACTTGGCTGCAGGCCCTGTTGTTCCTTTTTGGCTTCCTCAAGGGCGTCCGATTCACGTTGCTGGGCATCTCCAAGCTCCACATCGACGTAGTGCCCGAGAAGCTGCATGCGTTTGACGATCGAGTTGCGCATCATGATCCGGTGCGTGACGCGCTGGGCATTGCCCAAATCGGTCGCGGACTGGTTGACGATCACATCCTCGGCGTCCACTGACTCGGACACCGGCCGGCGGCGCATCGGACAGAAGTAGACCTTCTTGAATCCATCGCCACCGAAGCCGGTCATCAGGAGCATGCGGTCCGTGTCCGGGTAGTACTCGGTCGCCACCGCAGTCAGGTAGTGATTCAGGTCCTGTTCCAGCGCATTGGCCAGCTGGTCGCTCTCCACTCCTGGGGATGTGGAGTCGTTGCGGATCTTCACCGGGCCGTCGGTCGGTAAAAGCTCGGATCTGGCATTAGCCTGGAACCGCAAAACCGCCTCGAGCAGCAGCGGGTGGCGAACCTTGCTCATACCCTCCACAGGCGCGCCGTCACTCGCGCCTTGGACATTCGGCAGTTCGATCTTCAGGCCCAGCAGTTTCACGCCCAAGGCCCGGTCGTCGATCCACTCCTGGCGTGACTGCAGGTCATCCGCGATACCCAGCAACAGGTCCTCGCAGATGGCGGACAGTTCAGAGTCGCCTATGTGGGTGGCGAGATTGTCGAACCATCCGCCAGGGCCAGCATTGGCGGCCTCTTGGATGGGGCGACCATCCATGGACACGGTGACTGAGCCGTCGCCGTGGTCGATCTTGACGATGGCGCCTTTGTCATTGAACACTGGCATATCGCCGCCTGGGTCCAGTTCCACGGTGACCTGCATCGGGCTCGGCTGCGCCGGATCCGGCTGGCCGACCAGGCGCAGGGTGGTGCTGGGAGCGATGCCACTCATTTGGCGGCCACGCGCTTGGGCTTCGGCGGTTGCTCCGCAAACAGCCTCTCATCCCTCGAGCACACCGCCTCATCGGCAGGCTCGCCAGCGCGACAGATGATCCTCATGCCGGCCACCAAGGTCCCAGATCTGAAGCCCTGCGCCGCCAGCGCCGCGGCAATCCCGGCAGACACGTGGATACAGGTCGGCTCGATCCCGCACAGCTTCTCGTAAGCGATGCGAAATTCGATGATCAGGCGGATCAGGTCCCCGCGCGAGGTCGGGCGTGCGTCATAGGCGGCGGCGGGGGCTGGAATCACTGTAGTTTGGCCTTCGGCACTGCGGAGCCAGTGATCAGTTGGATGGCGGGGGATGTGAAGGAAGCGACAAAGACTTCAAGGCCTTTTGCCGCAGCCGAATTCGGGTCCGGCGCCGTAATGTGATATTTGACCTGATACGCGTGCGGGGGTTCTCCAAAAACGGTCACCAGGAACAGAAAGGGGCGCTGGACCTTGGAAATCAGATCGACGATTGCATGGCACCGAACAACAGGATTGGGGGGCGTCAGGATCGTCATGCGGCATAGATTACAGCGCCACGCTTGCAATCGCCACTCTGATGTGAATCAGACGGAGTAGAGGGGTTCTTGGCGGCTGGTGTACTGCATACTTTCTTCAACCTGGGCCTCACGTTCAGGCTGCCGGATCAGGAGTCCCATGTCGCGCAATTTGCGCAGGCCCATGGAGGTTAAGTCGACATATTCATCATGGCGACCATGGGGGAAGGTGCCTACTTGGGCAATCGCGCGCTCAGCCCATGGTCGTTCAGGCGCGTACACAATCCCTTCCGCGAATAGATGCTGAACGCTGTAGAGCCTCGCCATTTTGTCTTGGCTCTTAGGATCGAACAATTCCACACCAAATTTTTCTCTGCTATAGAGCCGTCTAATTTCTTGAGCAACGCTGATGCCAGATGCCTTATTTTCGACCACGAGATGATCGACTTTGAATTTCACGCATGTTTCCGCTACCTTCTTCACCAGATCATGTAGCTCTAAATGCTCATCCCATGCCCAAATCAGCATGACCTTTGGTGCGAACTCTGCGTACGTCTCACTCAAGCTATGTGCTTTCCCTTTCTCGTCAATCATACGCGTCGGACCGGGCGGACGTTCGTCTGAATAGATTCCCCAGATCATCATGCCGCTAGGATCGTTGTACGTCTCGGCCGTATAAGCAGTGTCTAGCACCGCGAGAACGAAATCCATTGATGGCCACTTTTCATGTTCCCATTTGAGCCACCATTCGGCTTTCACAATTCCGCCGCCCTTCGGCTGTGGCGTTTGCTGGAGCTGCCCGGAGGCCCGCCATGGCCCCATCCAATCCTCAAGTCCCTTGACTTCTTCTTCCCCAAATCTTTCCGGCCAAAGCAATTGGCCTTCATGCGTCCTGGGATCAATCCAGCCAATCGGAGATTTATAGGACTTGCGCCACATCTCCATTCTCATCGGCAAAACAACGGTCGCCCAACTTCCACGCCCCTTGTCTTTTTCCAACAAGTGCCCGGTTATATCCTTCTCTCCGAGACGCTGCTGAATCTCAATGATGGCGCCCAACTTTTGATTATTGAAGCGCGATCCTAGAGTTCCATCCAGCCAATCATTAGTTGATTCGACAACAGCATCGCTCTCAACTTCTTTTGCGGAATTGCCGTCGTCAATAATTAGTATGCTCGCGCCATCACCGGTTGCGCCCTTTGCCTCAATCGATGTGACTAGACGAAAACCGCCCTTGCTGTTGTTGAATCGCGATTTGGTATTTTGATCGTATTCAAGTTCAAATCTATCCCCCCAGCGATCCTTGTACCAAGGTGACTCAATTATTTTTCGGCAAGCGCGAGAGTCACGCAGGGCTAAACTGTCTTTGAACGATGCGTATAAAAACGAAGTACCAGGACCGCTGGTGTGAGAGTTGTGCTGTTGCGCCCATACCCACGCCGGGAATGCAACAGAACATAAGGCTGATTTCGAGCAGCGAGGCGGAATATTGATAATGAGGCGCCGGATCTCCCCGTCAACTACGGCTTGCAGATGCTCGGCTATAGCTTCGACGCACCATCCGTCCACCCACGGAGCCGGATCGAAAACATGCCATGCGTTCTTAAGAAAGACGTATAGAGAATCTTCGCAATCAGCTCGATTGATGTCGAGCAGTTGCGCCGATGTGTCAATCTTGCTTGGGTCCAGCCCTTTTAAGTTCATTATTCAGCGTCATTATCTGCCTCTATGACTTCTGAGATTGGCACAATCCCGTGCCCAGGCGCAATTTCTAATGGCTGTTCTCCAGAATGCTCCAACACGATCGCCTCTAGCTGGCGCCTCTGTTCCCATGTCAGCTTGCTCGAATCAATCACCCGCTGTTTCTTCCCTCGCGAGTCATCAATCTCCAGCTTCTGCGCCGGCGGCTTCCACGGCTCCCCGCCGCGACGATTGACAATTTCGGTGATCATCTTCACTGCCACTCGATCATTACCGGAAGTAGCAATACGAAACGCATTCGCGAACACCGGAGCCATGAACATCCCCTCGCCGATCCGGCACTCGGTCTCGTAATGCTGCATGAGAATGCCTTCGCTGATGCCGAGCATGAACGCCAGGACATCAGGAGGCATCCCGATGGCCGCGAAGCGGCGGGCCTGGGCAGCATATAGTGGAGATGGATGCTCGCCGGCCGTGGCCAGCAGTTCAGTGCGCTCCTGGTGCTCTTGCTCGACAGCCGAAATCTGATCCCGCCACCACTCCGCGAGCGAGCGACGGTCGACTTGCTGCGTCTCGCGGGCAATGTCAGCGCGCAGGGTGGTAGCCGGAGGCACCGCTGGCTCCGGCGCGTCCATGCTCATGGTCCGCATGGCCTCCGCACCCCAGTCGGTCACCGGCTCATCAGGCGGCACGGCGAGTTGGGCCGCCAGCCGGGCGGCGCGGCGTTTGGGTCTACCGGCCACGGCGCCCAAGTCCGAAATGCACCTCAGCCTGCTGAACGTCCTGAATTGACGCCGACGCTCGGCATTGGACCGTTACTAATTTCTCGTCTGTCGAAAAATCCACATGATGCGTTATCTCAGGCCTGGCGCGCACAAGCCAAATGCCTTCAGGAAGATTGCTCAAAGCTGCGAACATTTTCTCAACCACGATAAGAACTACCGCAGGAACGTCGTTGCATGTTTCCCGAAATTGCAGATGCACGTTGCCGCGTTCTCTGGTGACGATCATGTTGATGTCGTTCATGATTTTTGCAGCAGGCGTCCCGGATAACTGGCCATGAGCCTGCTGTCAATCATCTGAACGGCGACGGCCCGAATCTGCAACGGCGTCAGGTGCGGGTAGGCGCCCTCCAGACATCGATACACTTCTACCATAGGAGTGCTCGGCGTCCACATAAAATCGGTCCTGAAATCGCGCGGTTGGCAGGCATCGGCAACTGATACCAGCGGCATGGCTGTCAGCGTGCGCAGGAACCAGCGGCGGTTCATGGTCCGTGCCTCCACGCCTCAAACGCCTGCTGCGGGGTCACTCCATATCCCGGCACATCGATATGCGTCACATCGCCAACCGTATAGTGCACAAACCAGCGGTCCCAGCACTTCCAGAAAGTGCGAGTGATTTTTTGGATGTGAGGCTTGGCGCGGCGGTTCATATGGCCTCCGGATTGGGCGGCGATTCCCAGTACCGATCCTGCTCGGAGGTCGGCGCATCTTCCGGACGATCCTCGGTGTCATAGCACACCTGCTCAAAATCGGCCGTCGCCACTGACCCGCCTCTGGCAAGCCAAACGTGTTCTATGCTGGTGCGCAGCGCTCCATCCCACAAATGGCATACGGGCGCATCCTGCGGCATTTCTTTCAGGCGCTCAATGAGTTGCGCTACGTTCATGGCCTCACCCGCTCACTCACCGCGGCGCCCAACACACGCCGCGCCTTGGTGTGCCTGCGCCGATCCGGAAATAACGACAGCAACAGAGTCGTGTGGCTCACGCCCAACTCGCGCGCAATGTCGCCAGGGCTCAAGGTCGCTCGCCGCTCGGCATACTTTGCACGCGCCCATTCGAGTTGGGCGGCAGTGAGCTTGAGGCGTCCGGCTCTCACGTCATCCCCCAATACACCGCCAGCCCGAAACACATCACGACGAACGCGACGCCTGCGATCAGCCACCAGTATTCGATGACGCGGCGGGTGAGGCTCATCGCTCCTGACTCCTATACGGGCACGACGCAGGCGGCTTGTTCGCCGCGCCGATGCGTATCCCGATGCTGTAGTTGTGCCCAATCACATCCGCTGTGTCAATGATGGTGGCGGCCTCCCACATGGTGGCGACACGCTCCCAGCCGAACTCCTGCAGGGCGTCAGTCACGATGTAGTGCAGCCCACCGAAGCCGATGCCCCAGGCGGCGACGGCGCCGCGGTTGGGTTTCTTGCCGATGATCGCAGAGGTTACTGGGTCGCCCTCATAATAACAAACATCGCTCGCCGCCCCGTGCTCGGTCTGCAGCACGTCCACCAGGTGCGCGGCCTGCCAGGCGAGCTCGGCGCCTGAGTTGAAGTCGTGGAGGGTGGCGCAGCCTGATAGGCACACGGCAGATGCGATCAGGATGATCATTATGATGGCGAACCGCAATGTCGCGGCGCTGGCGGCATCTTTCGCCTGTTTAATGAACCACGCGCCATCGTGCAGTCCCCGCGATTCGCGCGATAGGCGGCACTGGCGGTCGAACAGGTGGGACGATTGAATCCCAGATCCCTTACTCATCATGTCACCGTAAATGGGTAGCAATTTTTGTAAACAATGCTGCCCGTATCTATACTCCAAAACCAGCCGTTCTTCGTGCAGTTGGCGCGCCCATGCTTTGCTCACGACGCATCCTTCAGCAACACGTACAGGCCAGCCGTTTTCCCATTCAGCGCCGCGTCAATCGCCGCATCCAGATGCCAACTATGTGCCCAGTCCTTCGTGATCGGTATGCCGTGTTCAAAGGTCTCGGTGCGCGGCGGAGCAATGATCACATCGCCAGTGAATCCAGGCGGCACATCGACGTCACGCGTGAAGAACGTATCGCGCAAGAATCGGTAACGGGCGGCGTCGATGCGCAGCCTCTCAATCTCAGTGACCGCCCAATCACACGCTTGCTGCTCATAACTGCCTGCAGGACTGGAGAAATCACGGAGCTGCTGCATTTGATCCTTGATCGTGGTCACTGATTTTCTCGCTTCCTCAATCGGCGTGTACACGAACGTCATGGTGTCGGTCGAAGGATCGAACCACGATTTAATGAAGCCGTCGCGCTGCGTGATTGGAGGCATGCCGCCGTCCACCAGCAACGCCTCGATGTCCGAGAGGCACTTGTACGCTGGCATGGTCACGGTGATCACGGCGCCTCCGGTAAAGGCATCCAATGCGTGATTCCCAAGTCACCATCGCCGAAGAAATCATCGTGTGGCGTAGCCCTTCCGCTACTTGTTCGGATCCAGCCATATACAAAACAGGCAATAAAGACGCCATGCCGTGGCGCGTATACGAGGATATCGGTGCTGATGTCCTTCGGCGCAGTGGCAATCGGGCGCCAGGGGCTCACGGCGCCTCCATCTTCGCAATCGCGAGGCACTGGGCGGCGGCGTCGACCAAACTTCGGTGCGCCAGCCCGTGCGAACTATCATCGGTACCAGCATTCATGCAGATGCTGTCGGCCTTCGCAGTCAATCGCTCCGCAATGTACAGCAGCACCCCGCGGGCCGACTTGATGCCCAGTTCGCCCGCGCGCACTCGGGCCTTCTCGGCTTCGAGGATGACGGGGCAGCGGGAGGGGGCGTAGATGGAGCCGATCATGGCTTCACCGGCGGTTCATCGTGCAAGGTCGCCGCGTGCGCATACGGATCGCGGTACCGCATGACCGCACGCACAGATAGTGGCAAGTTATCCTCTACTAGAGGCACCTCCAGATCAAACGGCAACTCCATCACTACGCCCATCATCCTGGCAATTAAGTTGGACACGCTGCGCCCATCGCGCTTGGCGAGCGCCGCGATCTTGGCGTAGACATCGGCGTCCAAATGGACTGCGACGCGCATCTTTTTTGGCTTCATGACTCATCCTCCTGGTCACGGGCCGGCGCAGGAGCGGCCGCGTTCATCGCGTCCCTCATCATCCCGGTCACAGCGCACTGCAGCCCCGCCTGCAACGTCATCCCGTTTTCAAAGCACCACACCTTGAACCGGCGATGAAGCGCCTGCCCGAGCTTGAGATTTATGCGCACATATGTATTAGTTGACATTGCCGATTGTCCTGCCTGCTGTGTTTAGTGGAAATTGTTATACACACGTCGTGTTAGTTATGCAAGTAAGTGGGGAAACCTTCGACTTAATTGCCCGATTTATCTAGGGCATTCGAGGGAAACGATTGACTAACACGACTCTTGTCAATAGGGAAACGATTGACTAACACGACTATTGTCGGCTCCCTAATGCGACTGAAGTCAATAGGTATGCGTTGCGCTCTGTTCGGATTCGTGTATGCGCGTGTGATGGGAATACGGGCAAGTTAGTCGGGTTGCTCCCTATGGCGTTTGCATTATGTTAAGTGGCAAAGTGTGTATAATGGATTTGTGGTTTTGGTGCACAGGACCGGTACCAGGGAGGACCCATCGGCCCAAAAGGGGGTCTACCGGTGGTCGAATGCCTGCCACGCGTAGGCAGGGCAGTTCCTATAGATATCAAGGGGTTAAGACGCGCAGCATGCCTTTGACAGACTGCGGGCCATAGGCGCGCCCAGACGGAGCGCGCATGCCCTGCGCGGCCAGCGCGGCAGCCACGCGGCGCAGCGACAGGCCAGACGCGGCCAGCGTGCGCGCCTTGGCTATCGTGGCCACTGGCGCAGGCTTCGGGCCCTCAATGCGCCGGCCTAGCTTAGCTGACTTGCGGTCGCGCGCGCCACGTAACTTATTGACTAACATGGCCTTCTCGAACTGCGCCACAGCTCCTAGTATCTGGCGTATCAGTACGGCAGTCGGCGTATCTGACACGAAGCTGTCAGGCGAATCCGCAGCTATCAACTCGATGCCTTGAGCCTTGAGCGCATGGTGGCCGATCTCCTGGACCATCAAGTCACGCGCGAACCTGGTCGCGTTCTCAACCACGATGATGCGCGCGCAGTTCGATAGCATCGCTGTCAGCATCTCGCCAAACCCCTTGCGAGACTCCACAGGGTCCGCGCCGCTCACAGCCGCGTCATAGTACTCCGCGACCAGATCAAGGCCCTGAGCGGCCGCACAGGAGGCTACAGCGGCCCTCTGACGGTCTAGGCTGTCCTTATCGGCGCCTACATTGGTCGCGGAGCTGGTGCGGTAGTAGGCGACCGCAGCGCGCGCTGGTTGCGTATTCATGCGTCCGAGAGTGCCAAAACACGTGCATCTTGTCAACTATCCTGAGATTATGGACACAGGTACCGGTCGGTACCGGTAGGAGAGTAGCCCAACTCCGAACCAGTACCGCGCCTAACTCATTGATCCGATGGTATTAGTACTAGTAGTCCATAGTAGTACTGGTAATAATATATACATACGCGCACCCGCACGCGCTACGCGCTACGCGCTACGCGCATACGCGCACGCACCCGGAACGATCGAATTTCCCCTTTCGAACCATGAACTGGTACTAACCCTTTAGAATCAATGCTTAATATGGTACCGGTAAAATTTACCTACCAGTACCAGTACCTTGCAGTGCAACATAAATAGCCATAACGTTCTGAGAGAACAGCTTGCATCGCGATAAATAGTTTGCTATGTATGCTTCAGTAGAGTATACAGTCAGTCGTTCAGTAGATAA